GCTTACTTTGGGCAGACCCGCCTGTACGCTCGAAGCGTTTCCACTCTACCGACAAGTCATGTCAGAGGAGCCTTTTTGGTCCTATGTGCAAGATAAAGCGGTCCCCGATTGCGGGGTTAAATGTGTGGAACATCTGGTGAATATATGCCAGTTCGATCGTTTCACAAGCGTCCGCAAGAACGCTCTCACTGATCGCGGCATCGGCATCCCGCCTGATGTGAATGTTGCCCTCCAATTATCAGGGGGTCGCATGATTCGCACACGCCTTTATGAGGCAGGTGTGAACCTCAACGATCAAAGTATCAACCAAGAGCTGGCCCTCCGGGCTAGTCTCACCGGTGCCTCTGCCACTGTTGACGTGAAAAGCGCAAGCCAATCCGTCACGTGTGGTATAGTCTGGAACCTTCTGGGGGCGCAAAGCTCCCGGGAACTGGACTGGCGGTGGTACGCATTGCTCAACGCACTGCGGACTCCGTACACCATGGTTGAAGGTGAATTGCATGAAAACGAGCTGTTCTCAGCAATGGGTAATGGCTATACGTTTGAACTCGAGTCTCTGGTGTTTTACTCCTTGGCTTGGGCATGTACTCACTTCTTGCAAGCAGACACCTCCGCGGTCAATGTCTATGGAGATGACATAATTCTCCCGGTTGAGGCATATGCCTTACTCGTAGAGGTCTTTGACTTCTGCGGGTTCCGGATTAATGAGAACAAGTCGTTTCACTCCACAGGCCAGAACCGCTTTAGGGAAAGCTGTGGCGAGCACTACCTGAATGGTGTATCTGTTACGCCCTTCTACATCGACAGCCCGCTGGATAACCCAGCGACAATCATCTTAGCTGCGAACAACCTCATGCGTTGGGCGTCAATGCCCGGCTATCGAGATGGACGTATGCTGACTGCCTGGACATACCTCGTAAGCCATCTTGGCCCGGGGTACCTAGGTAGACGGATTCCCATGTCAGAGGCCAATGATGGCCTTATTGGGGATTTGGACGAGTGCTGTCCCTCCTCTGTTAGTTTGAAAGGTTGGTCAGGGGCCATCCCTACCCATATTGGGTGGAAGGCTAAGACCGTGGCATTTGAGCCGCGGCCCACCGATCTCGAAGATTACCCGAGGTACCTCCGATGGCAATACAACGCGTCGGGACACACGGGCTTTCGGCCCCCAAGCGTGCCAAAATTGGGCGCTCGGAGGTTTAGGACCCGGCCGTTCTGGCGTATGGACGTAGAGCCGTCGTTAACTATCGCACCTGAGGTGGCAAGAAGCATTGCGCTGAAGGCAAGCCTGCGATTGGGTAGTAGAACTGTATCTGATTGGCCTTGGCTAGGCCCTTGGGTCACAGACGACCTGTTGGTAGAATCCTGGGAGGTTGAGTACATCGTCCGGCTGAAATCAGCGGGCGTGACACTTACTCGGACCCCTCCACTTGCCAGAGATGGCAAGCGGGGACGAGGTCGAAAGACGAGTCCCAGGCGTTAGACCAGCTAGTCGCTGATCATTTAGGAACCGCATATGGTACCGCCGAGAGGCGATAGTTACCATTTGGTTCCCCCCGCGCCACCCTCCTACGGGAGAGTGCATAACTGCGCAGAAGAGGAT